CGCTGATCGGCTTGAATGCGTTGCTGATGTTTTGTAATTGGCTGCATATCGCCTCCGGGTGTAAAAAAGCCCGGCGAACCGGGCGAAGGAGTTGCGTGTTTGTGCCGGCGTATTCCGGCCCACCGGCGGGCTCAGGGCCGCACTGCGCAGCGGATCGCGTACATCGGTGATGACCTCGTACTCGCTACTCCGGCCGTCCACATGGTTGGCTTCGCGCCAAGGTCATCCCGATGGCCACTGATCTCGCTCAAGGGCGGGCGCCTTTCCAGCCGATTGCGATGACAGCCAGTCCGGATCGTTTTCGTGTTGGGCGCGGGCTTCCCTGGTCGCTGACTCAATCGCATTGCCGGCGGTCTTCGGGCCATTACAACGCCGGTGGTGCAGCCCTATGCCCTACTGAATGGGCACGCCCGGCGAGGTCGATCAATTCGTTCTCTCACACGCTGCGGCTGTCGCCAGCGGTATCCCCCGAGCCAAGTGTCGCCCGGCAGTCCTACGCCCCCACGTCAGTCAGGGAGCGCCCCGCAACGCCGTGCCTCTCTGGGGCCTTGACGTCTCCGCATACGGGATCGCTGCGTGTGTCTTGCTTCGAGCTGTTAAAGAGCGTCGGCCTGGTAGGCCCTGAACCGGCTGTGCCGTGTTCGTGTGATTCAATTTAAGCATGCTGAAAGCATACGTCAAGCAGCAGACTGAAATTATTTCAGCAAACTGAAACGGCAGGCGAAGAAGAGGGATCTTGTCGCCCCACATGGTGACAGCGGACGGGCTGACGCTGCATGCCTTGGCGATGGCGCTCTTGGACATGCCGCTTTCGTTGACCGCCTGAGCGATTCTGTCTTGGATTCCCATTGCAGTGATCTTAAACGCGCAAAGGTTTAGCATGCTTGCGCCTTAGCTTTCAGCATGCTTAAATCATGGGAAAGCCACAGGGGTGACCCATGACGACCCAAGACGCAATCGACTACTACGGCGGCAAGAAGATCGACCTTGCCAAAGCGCTGAGGATCTCTCCGTCCGCCGTGACCATGTGGGGCGACAAGATCCCTCTTCTTCGCCAGTACCAGCTCGAGAAGCTGACCAACGGCAAGCTGAAGGCGGAGCTTGCCGCCGCCTGAACCCCCATCGCCTGCCTGTGAGGCCGGAACAGAAACGAGGAAGCCCGGCGCTGCTGGGGAGCATGCCGGGCTTCAGATACCGCAACTACGTAGGTGAATTATGAGCGATACAGCCGAGATTTTCCACTTCCCAACGCAAGAGAGGCGCCCGCGTGTGAACTCATGGCGCTGGAACGAGATTGAGGACGAGGCGCTGCTGGCGTTGCCGCCGGAGATCGAGCGCCTGTACCTCCACGGGATTCGTAAGCACATGGACTACGCCAGCGGCATCACCGGCCGAAAGCGTCGCGTGTCGATGGACATGTTTCATGAGCTGCTGGACTACTACCCGCCGGCCGGTAGCCGTGAGAAGCCCCGACTCTACAGCCGGCAGCAGATCACTCGAATGCTCGACAAGTTGGAGGATGTCGGCTTGATCGCACGTCTTCACCGCGGAAAAGGCGTCAAGGCGCCGATGGAATTCTCCCTTCCGATGGCCTGCTGTGACGCCGAACAACACCGAGCCGAGAGCGAGCAGGCAGGAGCGAGCCAAGAGAACCCCCATTCTAGAGCCTATGGCGTAGGTAACAGCGAGCAAGGAGCGAGCAAAGAGGACCGGTCCACTTCCGGTCATCCGGTAACCCCTAACCCCCTCACTACGTTCGGGGGTGGTGCATCCGATGAGCTTGATCTCGAGCAGCCGCCTGCCGAACCGAAAGCCAAGCCCAAAGCCAAGCCAAGCGGATACCCCGAGGCCTTCGAACAGGCATGGGCTGCCTACCCGAAACGCGCCGGGGCCAACCCCAAGCGGAGCGCTTTCAAGGCGTGGAGCGCCAGGATCGGCGAGGGCGTGACAGCAGAGTCGCTGCAGGCCGGCGTGGATCGATATGCCGCGTTCATCCGGGCCAAGGGCGATGAGCGCTCCGAGTTCGTGATGCAGGGCCAGCGGTTCTTCGGACCCAATGGCGAATTCGAGAACGACTGGACCGCTCCCGCGACCCGACAGCCTGGCCGCCAGGATGGTCGTAAGGGCTTCGCTCAACCGTTACCGACCGGCAGCTACACGCCCCAGGACACCACCAACGTGCCGAACTGGATGAGGGACATCACATGAGCCAGCCCCTGACCACCACCCCCGAGGTTCGCGGCCACCTGACCGCGCTGATGAGCGGCAGCGCCAAGAGCAAGCCATCCAGCTGTCGGGCACATGGCGAGTTCACCGCCACGCTGATGCCGAACGACAAGTGGAGCGAATGCCCCGATTGCGTTCAGGAGTCCATCGACGAAGAGCAGAAGCGCCAGCAGCGCGAGCGTATCGGGCAAGCCAAGACGGTTCGCCTCGAGCAGCTGCGCGAAGGATCGATGATTCCGCGCCGCTTCCAGAACCGCACCTTGGACAGCTACGAGCACGGCGGGAATCGCGAAAAGGCGCACAAGCTGGCGATATGCCGCGCCTACGTCGAGCGCTTCGACGAGCGTCTGGCCCAGGGCGGCGGGCTGATCTTCACCGGAGGCGTTGGCACTGGCAAAAGTCACCTGGCCTACGGCATCGGCAATGCCTTGCTGACCAACGGCTATCGGGTGATGGGCATCGACGTGTACGAGTTGATCGACCTGATCAAGGAGCGCGCCTTCAGCAAAAAGGGTGGCAGCGAGCACGAGGCGATCAAAGCCTTCGTGACCGGCCTCGATCTACTGATCCTCGATGAGGTCGGCGCGCAGCTGGGCACCGAGTGGGAGCGCCTGATGCTCTTCAAGATCATCAACGAGCGCTACAAGGAGCAACTCCCGACCCTGCTGGTAAGCAACATCGATCGGAGTGGTCTGGGGGAGTACCTCGGTGAGCGGATTGTTGACCGCATGCAGGAGGGTGGCGGAACGACCCTGGTGCTGGATTGGGAGAGCTATCGCCAGGAGGCCGCTAATGCGTAAACCCTGGACCCCCGAGCTGGACGCCCGTCTGATCGCGCTGCGCGAGGGCGGCCACTCCATCACCGAGATTGCCAAGGCCATGGAGCGCAGCCGAGGCAGCATCTCCAGCCGCATGACCAAGCTCGGGCTGTTCGACAAGAGCAAAAATCGCCCCTGGACACCAGGCGAGACCGACCACCTGATCGCCCACTACCGCGAACCCGAGTGGCCGGCCAAGCGCCTGGCCGAGCATTACGACCGAACCTCTGCAGCGGTGCGCATGCGCGCTGCCTACCTGGGTATCCAGCGGCCGGAGATCGACTACAAGGCCAAGCCGAACGAGATGGACCAGCGCATCGTCACCCTGGCCATGGGCGACGTGCCCAGCGGCGAGATCGCCGAGCAGGTCGGGTGCTCTCCGGCCTACGTGTGGGTGGTGATGAAGAAGCGCCCGACCCTTCACCGCCAGTGGAAGCGCCGGCTGGGGATTCGCCGCCGGAAATCCGAGTACCACCAGGGAGGAGCCCGCCATGGGTAACGTCACCGAACTCAAACCGCGCACCCGGCGCCTGGACAACCCCGACACGCAGCTTGGCCGCGTCTACCTGGTGCTCTCGGAAGCAATGTATTGGCTGCAGCTGCACGAGATCGGCGACGCCATCCTCGCGCGGTTCAAGCAAAGGGACAGTCACGCCGGTATCTCGGCCCGTATCCGCGAGCTGCGCGGCATGGGGCAGACCATCGTCAGTCGCGAAAAGCCAGGCCCTGGCAGTGCCCGCCCACATGAGTACCGAATATTTTCCAGTTGGGGCGAAGGTCCGGGAGGTGCTGCATGAGCAAGGATCTCACCTACGTCATCGAGGGCCTGGGCGACCTGCGCATGAAGATGACCACGGCCTACCACATGGTTGCCAAGGCCTTGCAGGCAGGGCCGGTGGAAGTGGTGCTTCGTCGCCCGGGTCGGGAGCTGAATCAGAACGCGAAGTTCCACGCCATGATCGGGGACATCCACTACCAGGCGTTCCGGGGCTATTCGATGGATGGCGTGAAGGCCGTCTTGGTGAACCAGTTCGCCATCGAGATGGAGGAGCAGGGCACCCCGCTTGCCCACCCTGGCGAGCGCGTCTGGGACTGGAAGACCAAGGAGCCGGTGTACGTCCGGCCCACGACGACGAAGTTCCGCAAGACCGAGGCCGCCGCCTTCGTTGAGTTCCTCTACGCCACCGGCGTCGAGCTCGGTGTGCAGTGGAGCGAGCCGGCACTTAAGGTCTATGACGACTACCGGGAGGCGGCATGAAGAGAACAGGCCAACTCAATCGCAAAACGCCCCTCTCTGCACGCAAGCCCATGCAGAGACGCCGCAAAGAGACTTCAAAGAGGGCGCAAAGAGACACCCGCTGGAGGAGCGAGGCCTATCTCGCCTGGGTACGCAGCCTGCCATGCGCGTTTTGCGGGATGGGGCCATCCGATGCCCATCACGTGATCGGCCTGGGCTGGGGTCTGTCCGGCATGGGGCTTAAGGCGCCTTGCAGCTTCAGCATGCCCCTGT